AAATATAAAGTACAATTTTCTTTACATACTCTACTGAATAATAATGCTAATGATATACCAAATAAAGCACATACGAATATTTGTCCGTATTGATTATAAAACAACCTATCTATTATAACTTGTGAATTTAACATATATCTATTTATTATTAGCTTTTTTATATTATCGGTTGTTCAATAGAATTGTCAGAACATTTAACTTCATCTACTTGATATTTATAACATATATCATTATCATTTCTATATACAATCTTATTCGCATTATATGGTGTAGGATATTTGATTATTATTTTTGGTTTAGGTGATGATATATATACATAAAATATACCTATAGCGAACGCAACAAAAAACGCAATAAAATTAAATCTAAATTGTTTTTCTGCCATAAATTATTTATATTCTAATATAAATAATTAATATAAAAAAATGCTTACATTATATGAATCTACATATTATTTTATGATATATATGTTAAAATATATCATATTCTTTCCATTAATCATATTTATTTTAACATTTATATTTGCTGGTATTTATGCCGGTATATATAATTTAAATTATTTAAGAACACTTCGAGAAATTTTTCTATTTTATATAATTTTTATTTATAGTATTTTTGTTATTTTTTATAAAATTATGCTAATACCAGGTCATATAATAACAATAATTATAAATATTTTTTTTAAAATTGGTTATATATTTAATTTTATATTTACATCTTTAGCATATATGAATTCATTTTTATATGATATGACTAATGTAGAGATATAGGATTTATTGTATATATATCTTCTATTTCCTCATAATATGGTTTCTTATGTGATACATATTCATATAATTCTTTTGTTTTTTTACTTTGTAACCATTTATTATATAATAATTTATTTTCACGCAAATATAAATTATAATTATCTTCATTCTTTTTTCGCTTATTTTCGTAATTAGTTATATATCTATTTCTATTAGTTATTTCATTCTCTTTTTCATCTTTCATATTCTTTTTATATGTCTCAATAGCATTGATTAATTTAATTTTATTTAAATCTGTTTTAGAATTAATAGTATCAAGTAAAATATATCCTATATCTATAACTGACATTTATTATAACTTATAATTATTAATTATATTTTTTTAACATCATAAATATTTGGCTGTGTTAATTCAAACATTCCTTTATAAAATTCAGATAAACTTTCACTATCCGTTAATGTCTCTTCATATTGACTAATTGGTATATATTTTATTATTGTCTTTGGTTTATCAATATGCGAATATTTATTTTCATAATAACTTTTTATTATTAATACCGTTCCTATAAACAGAAAAAATAAGGCAATAGCTTTCATTTTTATTTAATGAAAATATAAAAATAATTATTTTTTTATTTAACTTCTTCCTTAACCTCTTCCTTAACTTCTTCCTTAACCTCTTCCTTAACCTCTTCCTTAACTTCTTCCTTAACCTCTTCCTTAACCTCTTCCTTAACTTCTTCCTTAACCTCTTCCTTAACCTCTTCCTTAACCTCTTCCTTAACCTCTTCCTTAACCTCTTCCTTAACCTCTTCTTTACCTTCTTTAGCAGCTAACCAAGGATCATTTTGAGATGCTAGTTCATCGGCAATATTAGTAGCTGTAGATTTAGCCATTAAACCTGCTTTTCTTTGTTCAAAAAGTTCATCTTTACTATCCATATTTTGTTTATACTGCTTCATTAGAGTATTTAGTTGAGTTTCTGAATATTCTTGTTCGGTTAAATCAGCCGGATTAGGAGACCACGGACACCAACAACCAACTTGACAAATGAAAATATCAAATTTATCATCATATCGCTTAATAAAAGTACTTCTTGTTTTAGCTTCTTCAATTGTATCAAAAACACCGCGAATTTTAAATCCTCGCATACTAGTTTTAAAATTATTTTCTCTATGAAAATCTCTTTCAATATCTCCTGAATTAGTATTCTTGAAAAATTTATATTGTGAATCTAAATCATTTGAATTAAAAATATAATCATGATTACTTCTAATAGTACTAATTAAATCCTTCGCATCGGGATATTTACCCTCAATACCGGTAAGAAGTGTATCCATATCTTTCCCGAATTTCTCAATAAATTTTGAGAAATAATAAACCTCCTTATTTTTTAAAATTTCTTCGGGACTTAAAAAAGATACTAAACAATAATTTTGACCTTTAATTGGTTTATCTTCATCTAAATAATCAACTTCTTTTGTAGATACAAGTTCTGGTTCCATTTATATATATAATATAAAATTAAAAATTTCTTATATCATTTTAAAGATTTAGATGTATAATATTTAACAATGCCAATATAACATAATAAATATATTGAATAATGTTTAGCGGATATTATTAAATATTCTTTTAATTGATTCATAATAATATTATAAATATTTTTATTATTTTTTAAATAAAAATAAAAAAATATAATATAATAATAGTATTGAATATGAATCAACCAACATATAGTTTTGATATTTGGGAAGCATTAATTCGCATATTAAAATATGCCATAGAAGCATTAGTTGTTGCCATTGCCGCTTATATATTACCCGAACATAAATTAAGATTTAGTGAAATATGGATGATTGCTTTAACTGCGGCTTGTCTATTCTCCATATTTGATTTATTATCCCCCTCAATTTCTGCTGGTGCTAGACAAGGTGTTGGACTTGGAGCAGGTTTCCGTTTAGTTGGTTTTGGTGTTTAAAGTGATGGTATAATTTTATAATTTAATTCTTCGCATATTTTTTTCCATATCTGATCTTGTACATATAATTTTTCTCTACTTTTCAATAAAGGAAAGAACTTTAAATATTCATTTAATCCTAAAATTTGAAAAAACTTATATAATACATAACTATATGATAAAAAGTTTTTACGATCTTTTGGACAATGTTTTAAAAATGGACCTTGAATATCTCTAAACATAGAACATAATTTTTCTTCTAATTCTGCTGAAAATTGTGGTGTAGGTATTCCATTAATACGATTGATAATATAATTTATATGTTCATAATATTTATTTATTCTCAATCGTTTCAATATTTCCCTCATTTTTGAATAAGTTATTTTCTTCGTATCCATTATTTTTTCTTTCTTAATCTCATTTAATATCTTCTCAAATATATCATTTGGTATATCTGTACTTTCCTTTCCTTGAACTTGATTACACCATTCTCTAAAATGATTAATTCTTTTATAACTAAAATGAGAAGTATCTTTATTATTCTGTTTCAATATTGGTCTATTCTGTTCAACTAATAATAATTCTTGATATCCACAATTATTACAAATCATTATTGCATCATGTTGAAGACATATCATAGGATTATTACACTTATAACAAATCTCATTATTTTCTTGATTTATCTTCTTAATATGATATTTATTTGTAATTGCCAAATATTGATCCACTAAATCACTCTTTTCAATTATTTTATTTATTTCTGTTTCATTATTCTCTTGTGGTGTAGCTAAATTAAATGATTCTAATATTGATTTACATCTATATTTATTTGAAGATATAGAAGATTGTTTTTCTAACATTTCATAATAATTAAATAATATTGAACTAGTATTCTCATAATATTCAATTTCATCAAAATGATTAATATTATTTATCTCATTATTTAATAATTTTAATTCTTCCTTTATTTTAATATTACTATTCCATAAATTACTATATAAATCATCATTCTTTATATTATTATTATTCAATTTTATAATCTCATCATTTATATTTTTATAATTTATTTCTAATTTATTTATCTTATCTATATAATCATTATTATCTATAATTTTTTTATTATAACTACTTATAATTTTATTATGCATCGCATCTAATGTTGATAAATCTCTTGTTATATCAACATTTTGAAATCGCTTTTTAGATGTTTTATCCTTAAACATTTATAATATTAAAATTGCGAATATGCTTTTATATGTCTTATTCAATATACTTTTTTTTTCTCCTATTATAGTATAAAGAATATAGCATAAATGGGTGGTGGTCTTCTTCAACTTGTTGCTTATGGTGCTCAGGATGTTTATTTAACTGGTAATCCTCAAATAACTTTTTTCAAAGTTGTATATCGCCGACATACTAATTTCGCTATGGAAGCTATACAACAAACTTTTAGCGGCAATCCTGATTATGGAAATACTGTCTATTGTCAAATATCTCGTAATGGTGATTTAATTCATCGAACTTATTTAGAAGTTGGTATTAAAAAATTAACTAATGCTAGTACTTCTTATGTTAATTATTTAGGATTACGATTATTAAAACAAGTTTCTATAGAAATTGGCGGACAACAAATTGATAAACATTATTCTGATTGGTTATATATCTGGAATGAACTTTCTCTACCTATTGGAAAACGATTCGCTTGGGATACTATGGTTGGTGCTGATAGTGATGCTTTAAATACTGCTGCTTATGAAACAAATACTGATGGTACTACTATGTTATATATCCCTCTTGAATTCTGGTTTTGTCGCAATATTGGTCTTTCACTTCCATTAATAGCTCTTCAATATCACGAAGTTAAAATTAAGATTGATTTTGAAACTTTCGCAAATTGTACTTTTAAACCATCTGGAACTGATGGTCCTCATGCTGATGAATTAACAGGAACAGCTAAATCATTATCAAGTGCTAATTTATGGGTTGATTATATATATTTAGATACTGATGAACGCCGTAAATTTGCCCAATTATCTCATGAATATTTAATAGAACAATTACAATTTACAGGAACTGA